TTAAATAAATCAAGGCACTACCCTAACCTATCTACGCCTCTACAAGTCTTACGAATTGCTTGTAGTAATAATATATATATCAGACACAAACGGCATAGAAACTCTAAATTTTTTTAACTTTTTTTCCTTTTACAATTACAATACCATTCATAGCGTCTTTTTCTTTTTGTAATTTAGCAACCATTCTTTTAGCCGTTTTTATTTTTTCACGTCTTTTAAAAGATGGTTTTTGATAGTATTGTTTATCTCTTAATGTTTGAATTATGCCATCTTTTTGTACTTTTCTTTTTAAGATACGCATAGCCTTTTCAACATTGCCATTTCTAACATCAACAGTTATAGTCAAGTGTTATTACCTCCTTCATTCTTTTTACTTGCAATACCTGGCAAGTCATTACCGCCTACATCAAAATCTTGGTATGTATTTGGTTTATAAACTTTTAATTCATCTGGCTTATATGGGCCATATTTTGCGTCTTTACCTGTTTCAATTTCGTGTTTAGTCCATTTAGGTTGTTTGGTACCATCTAATGAACCTACGTTTTGGGCCATACCTGGTTTTAACTTTGTTATGGTACCGCCTCGTTTTAAAAATTCTTCTAATGTTTCTTTTTTCATTTTGTTTCTATATATAAGCGACCAGGCCTTTCGGCCTGGTCTTTGGACTTACACTATGAGATAGATTTTAGGTTACTCAATAGATTAGACATTTATGTCCTCCTCTTCGCCATCCTCACTATCATTGGAATCTTGTCCAATAGAGTTTTCTAACTCTTGTTTTTTTCTGTCTTCTAATATTTGATCAACACTAGCACCAGAGTCAACTTTAGTATATAACTCGGTAAAAGAGTTTTTAGTATCGTCATCAAATCTATTAGTACAAACTTGTATAGCCTTCATTTTGTTTTTGAAGATACCATATGCTTCTGCAATATGTACAAGTCTTCTGGTACTAATAATCTCATCAATACCGCCATCTTTATAAGTTTTTCTGATTACATCAGCCCAAGTAACTAGGTTAGTAGCAAACTTAGCGTCTGATTTACCAGCAGACTTTAAAGTATTGGCAACAATTTGTTCTTCCACTTTAGTAGAAGGATACTCTTGTTCAAACGTTACTGGAAATCTTTCTAGGAACGCCTCGTTCAATACGTTAGTACCTATAAACTTACCATCATCACTACCTTGACCTTTTGTATTCGCAGTAGCGATCACGTTAAATCCAAGTTTTGGTTTAACAAATCTGTTTATCTTTTTAATATAAACACCAGAACCTTCAAGGATTGGTTGTAAGCACATTACTTTATTTGAAGCAAGGTCAATCTCATCTAACAATAAGATAGCGCCTCTTTTCATTGCCTCTACAACTGGTCCATCTTGCCAGATAGTTTGACCATCTTTCAATCTGTAACCACCTAATAAATCGTCCTCATCGGTTTCAATTGTTACGTTAACTCTAATCATTTCCCTTTTAGACTCAGCACACGCCTGCGTAACAGCAAGTGTTTTACCATTGCCTGAAAGACCTGTAATAAACACAGGATAGAATTTTTTAGATTTAACGATATTTTTAATATCGGAATAGTTACCAAAGTTAACAAAGTTAGGTATCAAAGATGGTACTACGTTGTCAGTTAACGAACTAACTACATAAGCCGCCTTTGTATCATCAACTTTAGGTGTCTCAACTGTCTTAACAGTTTTAACATCTGGTGTTTTATTATCTAAAGGTAATTGATAAACACCTCTATCAACTTTATAAGTATCAGATTTTAACCACGATGGATTAGAAATCTTTTTTTTCTTTACTAGAGCATTGATTTGTGCTCTTGTAACAGTTTCAGTTTTGTAAGTATCATATAATACCTTAACTGTCTGTATTTGCTTCACATTAAGTTCCATAATATAAGTCTCCTTTTGTTTTTCATAATGTATATACTGCTATGCTATCATCATTTATTATTAAAGTCAAGCATAAAAAAGCATTGATTTTATTGACTAGTAAGGTCATTATGCGACCTCCTTGATGAATTTCTGTAATAATACTCTGGAAATGAGTCTTCCTTTCATTGATTTAGCAAACATTCTTTTGATTTCAGATTTTTTAGAATCAACTGTAAGTTTATCTAAATCACTTGACTCAACTTTTAAATCACTTTTAACATAATAATAAACATCATAACCTGATTCTCTATCAGCAAAAACTTTTTCTTTATTAAAGATAGATTTAATTTTATCTATTTGATTAACAGGTCTGTGCCATATTCTATGTTGAAGTCTTTTAAAATTATTTACAAGATAAAAACCTACAGTTTTAATATTGTGTTTTTTCTTTAAGTAAGTAAGCAATTCTTTTGTTATAGCCCATCTATTACATTCAACATAATTTTTACCAAGTTTAATGTGTATCTCTTTGCCTAAAGAACCAACTACACCATTTAAACTATTAGCACCACCATCAGTTAAGCATACTAAAACAGTTTTATCAACTTTATTTTGATTTTTAAACATAGTAATAATTTTATCCATTGCAATTAAAGACTCATCTAAAGGTGTTGATGATAATTGATAATCGCCGTGTGGACTTGGCACTTCACAACTAGGACTGTTAAATATATTGTGTCTTGTATAGTTATCTGCATAATAAGCTGCCATAGTATAAAGTGTTTTAGCAGACATTAACATTTGAGTTTTAGTAAGTTTGTGAGTAAATAATTGTATTAATCTAGTAGTTTGATCTACCATTAATTCACCATTATTTGATGAAAATGGTTTCATTTTTGGATCAATATCATTGTTATTATTTACAAAAGCATATACTGAAAAAGGTATATTTACTTTTTTAACAAACCATACTAGGTTAAGTAATTGTTCAACTGTTGGCATTAAATGATTTGACATAGAGCCAGACCAATCTAATAAGAAAATCATTCCGTGATTCTTTTCATTTGGAACAACAGTAATTCTTTTAAAAATATCTTCAGCAAATTTGTAACTGTGCAATTTAAGAGGATCAATTACTCCTGTTTTATCATTAGAAGCTCTTGCGTGTAATCTAGCATTCTTCCTCATTTCAAATTCTTTTACAAGATAGTTTACAACTGGTATAGATTTGTTTTTAAATTGAGTAAATTTCTTTTCACATTCTTGTAATCCTAATTTATAAGTAGGAAATTTTTTACCAGTTTCTAAATATTTTTTTTGATTATCACTAATAAATTTAGCAGTAGGTATAATTAAGTTTTTTAAATAAACTTGATTTAATTTAGCATAGGCTCTTGATGATTTTTTTAAATCAAAAAGTTTAGGATCAGTAAATACTTCGTTAGTAACAGCAGTAAGTTTAGTAGTGCCATTAGCACCATTACCTGTTTGACCTGTTTTAGTTAACTTATCTTTTTCAGGTTTATCTTTAACTTCTGTATTTTTATTTACCCAAGCGTCAAGTTTATCATTTACATCTTTAGACTCAGATTGTTCTGTATTTAAATCTGTTTTTTCGCCTTCTTCAGCAACAGGTGTATAAATTTCAACTGTTTCTTGTTTAGCGTTTTTTAATTCTTCTTTACAATAACCTAAAATGTCTTCAGCAAGTTTTAAGACATCTTTAAATGTTTTAAGTTTTTCAATTGCGTTAATAAAAACTTTTTCTTTAGGTTTAAATGTAATAGGGAGAGTTTTTGATGATTTGTACCAAAGATTAATTCTATCAATTAAAGAGTAATCATTTAAATTTCTATCTTTAGTACCAAAAAAGTTTTCTTTTAAAAGACTATCAAAACCTTTTAAATAGTTTTGTACAACACCTGGATATTTTTTTTGTATAAGTTTATCAATTCTAGTATCTTCTAAAACGTTTACAAACGACCTAAACTCATCTGATCGGTCTTTCATATCTACCCAACTTTTAGATGGTGTATGTAAAGCGTGTGAAACTTCGTGTGCAATCAACATATCAATAACGTTATTGTCATTATGTTGAAAAAACGGAATAGTTAATACTCGGTCTTTAACATCAAACGAAGCCGTCTTAACTTGATTTTGTAAAACTTGTATATTTTCTGTTGCAAGTAATTTTGCAAGATTAGATTTTTGACTTTGCATAGTGTTTTGTGTCATATACTGCTACGCTACACTAAAACACTTTAAAAGTCAAGCATTAAAAAACATTGATTTTATTAGATTTTAAAGAGAACAAAACAAGAACATTAGATTTTTTTCTTATTTTTTTGTTTTTTTTCGTGTTGGCAATGACTACAAATCTGAATCTCATATCTTTCACCATCACCGTCTGTGTATTCTTGTTTACATTTTTTTCCACAATGGCATTCGTGTCCGCAGTTATTACAGTAGTTTTTTATTTCAGTTGTTGTATCTTTTTTTTTCATTACTTGATTCCAATGAATATAGGTTCATATTTTCTACCTGGAATGTCTGGTCTTGCGAATCGGCCTATGTAATTATTCTTTTGTTTAACTTCTGTTTCATTACCATCTAGTGTTGATTGTGCCTGTGTACCTTGTTGAGTAGATAAAGATAACCACCAAACATCTATGTCTTTAAAACCTGCTTCTTTCATACAATCATAAGTGTCTTCTTCAAACGTTTTATATGATTTAACATTTGCAACGTTAAAGGCTGCATACTTGCCTTTTTTTAAACCTTTGTATGCGTTTTGTATAGTCTTTAATAAAAAACCATTACGCCATAAATCTTGTACAGGAAACTTTCTAAAAGATTGTTCTTCTTCATCACCATACATTTCGTGGCCTAGATAAGGTGGACTTGTAAATACAAAGTCTAAACTTTCATCTTCTGGTATAAATGTCTCACTACCTTGTCTTAATAATTTATATGATTTATGAGTATGACCATATTCGTCTCGTATCTTTTCTAAACCTGAATAAGTAGGAACACAAGGGTCTGTACCTATGTAATTAACGCCAGCTGCAATTGCACCTAATAAACGACCACCATAACCCATACTTGGATCCCATACTGTACCTGCTTCTGTTCCTTCTAAAGGACTATCTTTTTCTACAAATAAATCATATAAGGTTGCAGCTGCTGTAGGTCTAAAATTAGATACCATTTGAGTGCCACTATATCGTCTTAACATAGCTCTCATATCTGAGTCTGTAATTTCGTGTGCTGGTTTTTGTTTAAAAAAAGTACCTGTTAAAATCTTATTAATACCTTTTTCTAAATGTTCTTCATCTTCCCATATCTCCATAGGTGTTTTCATCTTACCACATTTAATACCCCAAGCGTGTGGCATATAAGACCACGCAAGTGATAATCCGTGTGTTGATTGTCCTATGATTTTATTAGGTCTATCTAAAATACCGTCTCTTTGAAAAGACACAAGATTTTGAAACTCTTTATCTTTCCACTTTTTGTCTGTAGGGTAGTAAGGAAAACCTTTACTATCTTTCCAATCTCTAACTACTTCTTTTGCGTTTGACATAAACTAAACCTGGGATTGAGCCTTTTGCCCAACTTGTTTTTCCCTCAACTTTCATACCTATTCTATCATAAAATTTACAGGCTGTCAAGTTATCAGCTCTTACTGATAAAAAAACATCTTGTGGACACCATTCAAAAAATCTATTAATAATTGATTTACCATTTCCATCACCTTGAAATTCACTTGCGATTTGATGTAAAACAGTATCACCTTTTTCTAACTGTACATCACCTATCTTTTGTTTTCGTTTAGCGTGATGAAAAGTAATAATAACCGAATCTTCATATATCAATCTTTCTTTGTTGATCATACGTTTCATATAATCGGTTCTTACGTGAGGAAACCATTTTTTATGTTTATAAAATATTTCTTTTATTTTTTCAAAGTCTTTTGGTTTAGCTAATAACATCTTGTTTTAATAAGTTTTCTAATTTAGGATTGTTGAAACAATCTATGACTAAATGTAGTCTATCAAAATCTGCTGAGTTGTCAACAGCGTGTGGTTTAGATACATCGGTATAGTAATACTTGCCTGTTTCTAAATTATAAGATTTGGCTTTTTTACCTTCCCATAAAGTCATAGTAACTTTTTCATTTGTTTTTAAAGGTACGTGTAATCTAATTATGTCTCCATTTTTAATGGCCTTATCTACTTTGTCTGTGTGTTTTGAAATTTTAGTTCCTGCTTTTAATCTCATTACTCTTACTCTTTCAAATTCAGCAGGTATGTGTACAAGTATTTCTTTAATTGGTAATAATTCTGCCTGTTCATATAAACTTGTCCATCTTAAAGGTTGTTCTTCTACATCACTTTTTAATACACCAGGTTTTAATATGTTAGTTATATCATCACTATAACCTCTTATAGATATAGCGTCCCAATTACCTTTTGCATTATACTTTGTTTTAACAGCAGAATAAGATAGATTGTTTAGGTAATTAACAGCTTGATCTAAACTTTGTTTGTATTCAGGTAAATCTAATTGTTTAAATATTTTATTTTTTTTATTCATTTTGTAGCATCATATCCCAAGATAATATTTTTTTTGTTTTTTCAGATTTATTAGGTTCAGAAAAATGATTTAAAAAACTAGGAACAATAACTATATCTCCTTCATAAACTGTAAAAGGTCTGTAAATTGTTCTATCTGTATTCCAATCATTCCAAGGTTGAATGTAGGTTGTTGTAGGACTATCTATTGGTAATTGATAATAGAGTATAGCAGTCAATCCTCGTCCTCCGTGATTGTGTGGACTGTGATAATCATTTTTTTCATAAGATACAGTCCACATATCATTTATAGAAATATCTTTTTTATAATGTTCGGTAATCATAGTAAATTCTCTTTTAAACAAAGAAGATACTAATTCTATCAATCCTGCTCTATTTGATTGTCTATTTGTTAAAAAATTTTGAAGAGGTGTTCTACTTTCAGGAAATTCTTTTAATATTTCATTTAATTGTCTTTTTTTATCTTCCCATTCATTGCATTTAAAAGACCAAATAGGTATAGAAAAAACACTAGTATAATTTATCATATACTTTTCTCCTTTGCATTTTGACTTGCTAATATTTTTAATTTTTTAATTTGTTTATCTCTTTTTTTAATTGCTAGGTCCAATTTAAGTTTACTAACTTTTTCTGTAAAAACGATTCCTTGCATATGGTCATATTCGTGTAAAAAACATCTTGCAGGAAGACCTGATAATTGTTCAGTAATCTCTTTTAAGTCTTCATTTAGATATTTAACTTCAATTGCTGATGGTCTTTTTATATCTAAAAATAAAAAAGGAAAAGTTAAACAACCTTCTTTAAATCTACTTTGTTCTTTACTTACTTTGAGTATTTCAGGATTATAACATACCCATTTTTTACCATTTTCTATGTTTAAGTGGTCTCCCATTACAAACATACGATATGGTTTACCAACTTGATTAGCTGACAGTCCTATTCCTCCATATACTTTCATTGTCTCAAACATATTGTCTGCAAATTCTTTAGGTGTTAGGTTGTCTTGTTCTTTTAAATTCTTTTCTTCAAAGATTGCAACACTTGATAATACTCTAGGATCGTTTGGTGGAATCAAATCATATCTCATTATGCTATCCTCGTAAAGTTTTTATACTTTTCAAATTTTATTATGTTGGTAAATTTATCAAACATTATGTCTCCTTTATGTGATATTATAAACGTATTTTCATTTGTAAGTTCTTTTAGTATTTTAAAAAAGTCTTCGGTGCCAGTTGTGTCTAAACTTGAATCAAATATTTCATCTAATATTAATAGATTTGTATTTGTACTATTTTTCATTTTAGCGATAGTTCGCCAGGTAAATAATAATGCAAGGTCTATTCTTAACTTTTCACCCTCACTAAAACTATTATAAACAAAATTATCTCTAAATCTACTTTTAATTGTTTCATTAAATTCTTCATCTAAATGAAAGTTAATAAAAAAATCCATTGCCTGTAAGTATTTGTTAATTAATTGATTCATAATAGGTAGATATTTCTTAATGATTTTAGATTTAACACCTGTATCATTTAATATTTCCCTAGCAATATCTATATATTTTTTTTCTTCTATTACTTTATTTTTTTCAACATCAACTTTTTCTAATTCAGTTTTTATTTCTTCAAGTTCTATAGCAATCTTGTTTGTGTTTTCTTGTTCACTTTGCAATCTTACAATTTCATCATTTAGTCTATTAGAGTGTCTGTTTATTTCATCAATAGAAGTATTAATTTTAGCAGCTTCTATATTTAAATCTGTAATCTTTTCTGATACTTTAGCCATTTCATTTATTTTAGTTTCTGTTTTTACAATTTCATTTAATAAATCTTTTAAACCGTTTTCTAATTCTGTTATCTTTTCTTTTTCACTTGATATTTTATTTACTTTAAAATTTTGGTCAATTGGTTGTGTACAAGTATTACAAGTGTCGTTTTGTTCAAAAAACTCTAATGTCTTTTTGTGATTTAATAAATTTGTTTCTATCTTTGCCTCTAATTTTGCAAGTTGATTAGATTTTTTCTTAAACTCATCTTTATCTTTTATACTATCTTTAGTAGATATAATTTGTTCATTTAATTTTTGCAATTGTTCATTATATTGTTCACTATACTTTCTATTTTCCTTTAATTGGTCGTGTTTATCATCAATGTCGCTATTGTCTCTATTTTGTAGGTCTGTAAAATATTTTTTTTGTAGTTGATATTTTTCACTCATTAAATCATAACGATATTTAACATCTTGGACTGTTTTACTTAACTCACCTTGTTTTTGTCTTAATAATAAATCCATATGTGTAAAAACTCTTATATCTAAAATTTCTTCAACAACTTCTCGTCTGTATCTAGCACGTAGGTGCATAAAAGGTTCATAAGAAGAAGAGCCTAAAATAACGACTTGACAAAATGCACGATAGTTACATTTTAAAATATTTTGTTCTAACATATTTTGATAATCTATATTTGAAGCATCCTGATTGATTAAAACATCATTACAATAAATTTCAAATATATTAGGTTTGATACCTCTTACAACTCTATAGTTTTTATTTCCAAGTTTAAAAGTTACCTGTATCTCACAATCAGCATTATTAATCGTATTAACTAATTGTTCTTTTTTAATATCTCTAAAAGGTCTATTAAATAAAGCAAAACATAATGCGTCTAACAAGGTTGATTTCCCAGAACCGTTATCACCTATAATAAGTGTAGATGATGCTTTTTGTAAATTAATTTCTATATACTGATTACCAGTAGAAAGAAAGTTTTTCCATTTTAATGTTTTAAAGGTTATCATTTACACCTCACTAGCCTCTACATAAATTGATTTTAAATATTCTTTTAACTTAACTTTATTGACATCTGTTTCTAATTGATCAACATAATTATTTAGGAAAGTAATTGTATCTTCGCCCATTTCTAATATGTCATCTTTAACACTTGCTTTAATATCCGAATAATCTTCAATAATATTCAAATCGTGTACGTTTATTTCATTATACAATCTTTCTACAAATTTGTCAAATATCTCTGGATTGCTTTTATTTAATACTATTAATTTTACTAGATGATTATTATAAGGTCGTATATCAAAGTTTGTATAATCTTTGTCTTTATCATTATAGATAATTTTTTTGTGCATAGTTTTAGGATTAATGATTCGTGTTATTTCTCTAGTTTCTGTATCAAAAATATGAAAACCTTTAGGGTCGTTATAGTCTGACCAAGTTTGTTCATATTGAGCACCTAAGTAAATAATATGTCCATTATCACTATGTTTATGAAAGTGTCCTGAAACAACTCTATCAAATCTAGCAAAATCTGATTTATCTAAACCGTGATCGTTAATTACTCCGTTTTGCATTTCAAAACCTTTTATTTCTAAGTGACCAAAACATAATTCTGCTTTAGCACCTCTTATTGCGTCTAATGATTCTTGTTCATTGTCTTCACATATCCAAGGCACAAATAATATATCTGTTCCATCAAAGTTAACAATTTTAGGTCTTGTATAAATCCAAGGTTCATTCTGACCATCAAAAGTTGTATAAAGATTTTCTACAGCATTTACTTCATTTGTATTTTTAAAATAAGTATCGTGGTTACCTATAATAATATGTGTATCTATTTTTTCTTGCCATAGTTTATCAAAAAATACTTTTCTAAATGTAGAAGCTGTTTGGTGATTAATAAATTTTCTTCTATCAACAACGTCACCTAAATGAATAAGTGTTTTAATTTTATGTTCTTTTAGATAAGGAAAAAATTGGTTTTCTAAAAAATCTACTTGATGTTGTCTAAAAGCATCGCTATCGTTTCTTACACCAAAATGAGTGTCATTAAGTAAAGCTATTTTCATATTATAAAAGTTCTTCTAAAGGTGTTCTATATTCTTTTCTTTTTCTTTTTTTTACTTTTATTTCATTCGATTTAGGGATGCTATCTACTGCTCTGTTCTTTCTTAAAAATTCTACAAATTGATTTGTGTAATCATTGTTTTCATCACCAGGTTGAACGGTCATATCAATTAAATTAGAATCTTCAATTAATTTGACTTTAATGTTAACTTGTTTTTTTTCTTTTTGTATTCTTCTAATAAAAGCATAATAGATAATTTGTGTAAAGTAAGCAAAAGGATTTTTTGATTTTTTAGGATTAAAATTACTTAAATATTGTAAGCAGTTTTCTATCCCATCACTTATCATTTCGTCTCTAAAGGTATAATTAATAAAATTAGGCCTATAAGATAAATGATTCGCAATCTTTAAAAAACATTCTCCAATGTAATTTGTAACAGGTGGATTTTTTCTATTTCTTTTTTTAGCTTTATTACAACGATCTTTATATTCAATCATTGCTTCTAAAAACTTTTTGTTATCTACGTAATGCTCACTTTTTTTTCTGCTCATTATATTTCTCCAAACTATAATAATATTATACTATAATATATGTTTTTTGTCAATGGTTTACGGTTATATTTTTATGTTTTTTTATTTCACAGGTCATTGACAAAATTGGTTTTTTGGTGTATAATACCTATGTAGGTGCTTCACCAGAAACCTAGCTACTAATGAAGTTTCTTACTAGGCATATCTATTAGTTCAGCAAAGTCTTTTAGTTTCTTTTTTAAGTTATGTTTCTCTCTTATTTCATTTACTAGTTTATCTAGTTCATCATCTTGTAAATCTTTTTCAATATAGTCAGGTAAAGGTTGTTGCATTAACTTAGCAGTTTTAACTAATAAATGGTATCTTTTATCAAAGGCAACGCTGGCGTTACAGATAGTTAATATTTTGTCTTTTGGTATTGTAACTATTTCATCATTTGTAAAAGTTATCCATTTTACCAATGCAATATAATCAGACACACCTAAATCAGAAATTTGAGGCACGTACTTTATTAACATTGGACTTTTAAGTCGAAGTAAGTTTGAAGCTTCTTTTAATTGTTCTTTTGGTAAAGTACAACATATTTCTTCTCCAGATACTAGTTTGATTATTTTGGTAGTGAGAGATATATCGGTCATTGTTTTAAATTAACACTATGAATGTCATAGATAAACCCTTCTTCGTTGTAAATATTTATTCTTTGCTGAAAGTGTGTAAGTGTAAAATTCTTTCTTTCTTTGTAAGTTAAATCATCTGAAATATCATATAGAGTAGCTGTATTCTTGTTATCACCTAATCTTAGTCCTCTACCAATACTTTGTAGATTTCTTATCCTAGACTTACTAGGACTAGCAAAAATGAGATTATGTAAATTTCTAATGTTAACGCCTGTGCTGAAAGTGCCATAACTTGCAACAATAATAGCGTTGTCGCTTTTTTCAGTAATAGCTCTAACTTGTTCACGCTGTTCAGCATCAACTCCGCCATAAACAAAAAAGACTTCTCTATTATCTCCAGACTTTTCTTCAATAAGTTCATAAAGTTTTTTTCCGTGTTTTTCTACTAATTGAAATAGGCATAAAGTATTACCTTGCAAATTTAATGCAAGATTTCTTATATATTTATTTCTTGTCTCTGAAGTAGCAAGATATTCTAATTCTTCGTGGTATTTACAACCATAAAGTTTTTTGGCTTCTTCATCTGTATGTTTTAAAATTAAACAAATAATTTTTAAGTCAGATAGTTGTTTTTTCTCTATAAGTGTTTTAGTATCTACAACTTTATTAACTTGTCCAAATAATCCTTGTAATACAAGTTTATGTGTTTTACTATCATCTAAAGTACCTGTCATACCAATACGATACTTACAATCAACTAACTTGGTCATTATCTTAGTTAATGAAACAGCCTTAAATAAGTGTGCTTCGTCACCTATTACAGCACCAAAGTTTTCAAAAAATTGTTTAGGTAATTTATATAAAGATTGCCAAGTTGAAATAACTACTCTTTTATTTTCATCAATATCATATCCGTGATATTTTCTACTTACATTTGTTTCTACGTCATATCCATATTGTTTAAAGTCTTTGTATAACTGTTCTACTAAAGAAGTTGTTGGTACTATAATTAAAATATTGTTATCAATAAGATTTAAATAATGACGAATCAACATATATGAAATTAAAGATTTACCAGACGCAGTAGGTGATAATATCAAACCTCTTTCATTTTCTAAGGCAAACTTAAATGCGTCAATTTGATAATCTCGTGGTTCGATAGATATGTCATAAGACTTGATTAACGCCTGAATATCGGCGGCTGAGACAGTATTAAACACTACAATTTCGTTGATTTCTTCTATTTTTACATTTTTTTTATTGCACCAGTCTTTTAGATAAGGATACAATCCTACATACATTTGACCTGTAGCATAAGAGTATAATCTTATTTTTCCATCCCAAACTCTATTACGATATTGTGGTGTAAATTTATATCCAGGAACCTCAAAGGAAAAGTATTCAGACAGTTCTCGTCTTATATCTGCTTCAGCAGTGATTCGTATATAAACTGAATTAAGTTTTTCTACTTTGATTTCGCTTGACATAATGTTGTTCATTTAGTTGAATATCAACTTTTGCTAATAATTTCTTTTTTGTTTCAGAGCGAAATTCAACAGGCAAACCTAAATGTGGTCTTGCGTCATATTTACAATAATCTTTATAAGGACCATTAATATCATTATAATGTAAAAATACTTGAGCGTGATTATTGCCCTCAAATTTGTCTCTCCAATGTTCAACTTCGCAACCTCTATAAACTATCATATCACCTGGATTTAAATATATAGGCGTTCCTTTATTATTAAATCCTCCTGTACCATCAATATACATTGGCCAACGATAATTGGTATCAAATAAATTTGTAATATCGTGTCCTAAAAATAAAGTTGTAGAAACCTCACAACTAGGTCTATCTTTATGTCTTTTTAAAACATCACCTGGCTTATATAAACGCCAATATGAATATGTAGGTTCTAATTGTAAACCTGTAATTTCTCTCATTTTTAATGTTGATTTATCTAATAATGTTTCCATTGCAGGATCAGCGTAACAAGAATAAGTTTTAGGTGCTTGTTTATCATCATAAGTTCCATCTAAATCTGGTCTATAATCTTTATACTTTGATTGATAAAAAGTTGCAGCTCTTCTAGCTCTCATTAAAGCATATGAATATAAAAAATATGCCATTTCTTTAGATAAGAAATTTTTTATAACACAATATTTGTTTTCTTTATAAAATTGTTTTGTATCTATCGCCACGGTTTACCTATACACCATAATACTAATGAGTATCTAGTGCCTTTTGTTACTGGTGTTACTTGATGATATGTAAAAGACGGAAATATTACAATAGAACCTTTAGGTCTTATTTCAGTAATTTCTTTAAATCTATTTATTCCTGCGTGTGGTCCAAAATCAAATTTTAAATTGCCACCTTCATATTCGTTACCATCTACTAAATTAATTGTAACACTTATTTTTCTAACTTTACCTGTCATAGTAGAATTAGAATTATTATATACACTTAAATGATCTGAATTACCATCAGCGTGCCATCCATAAAATTCATTTTCAGTATATCTTGTAAATTGTGCTTGTTCTATTGTATCAAAATCCCATTTCCAACCAGCTATTTTATTAGCGTCATTAATAAAAGGAAGTACGGAATTATATATCCATTGTTCTCTTAACCAAGCAATTTTACTTTTTCTCATAAATGTTTTTTCTAAAACACCTTCTTTTTCCAATTGCTCTTTAGTTTTGTCTGCACCAGCTATTGTCATTTCTGCATTTGCAGAATCTTTTTTATCACTAGTTTGACCATCTTGTAATTTAGATAAACCTAAATCAATAACTTTTTTACAAAAAGAATCATCAAAAACTTTATTATAATATATGTATGGTTTTTTTAGTATCATTAAAATATATTTGATTGTAAATATTTAGGGTTGCCTAATTTTCCCTTATACATTAAATTAAAAGACACACTTATTCTATCTTCATTTACACTATTAGTTTCTACGTAATGATTTAACCAAGAAGGAAAAAGTATTAATCTATTGGTAATTGATGGATAATGACAAGTATAACAATTATCGCCATTATACTCCGAAAAGTCAGGTGACAATACAGTTGCTTGAGGCCTAGGATCTGTAAAATATATTTTTGCTGATTTTTCACTATTTGCTTGAACATAAAAAACACCACTTAAAGTATTATTTGAATGTGTGTGTGGCCTATGAAATTCTCCTGTTTTTAAAATGTTTGCCCACATACTAGTGATAATCAAATCTTCAAAAATTTGTTTTTGAGCATTAATTAGAAAATGAGAAGATATTTTTTTTATTTCATCTGATAAAACTTTAAATGTTTCTTGTTCGTGTAGATTTGGTCCACTTTGCCAATTAGTTTGATCTTTATTGTAAATACTTAAAATTTGATTTTTAATATTTTTAACATAAGTTTCTTGTAGAAAGTTATCAGTTATTAATATTTTTGTAGCCCATAAATTTTGTATCTGATATTCCATTAAATTACTCCACTAGTAAACTTACGCCATTCAATTGCATTTTTAATTTGAAATGTTCTATTAGAAATAATACGAATAGTTTTATCTAGGTAATCAACAACACTTTGTACATAAGTTACTTTTTGTTCCAATTTAATTACATCTTCATCAGATTTTAAATACTTATCTACGTCTTGTTTTAATATTTTAAAATTAAAAGGTTTGGCTTGATACACAGATGGATCTGCTTTACCAGTATAATATTCCCATTTTTCTCTTATCAATCTATCTCTATCTTGTTCTGCTTTCTTTAACAAGTTTATGTATTGATTGTAATATTTTGAATATTTGTTATGTAGTTGTGGTGTTTTTAAAGATTCTAAATCTAATTCAGTATCATTTATCTTTAGGTCTTTTTCGGCTAGTTGTTGTAATTCTTCAAATGTCATAATATCTCCATTATATCAGCTTTTAATTATTTAGTCAATGGTTTAGGAAGTAGTTTCCGTAACCGTACTTGCTTGACTTGTTGCAAATTCATATATCTTATATTGAAAAGTAACAGAAGCAGTTAAGTAATCTACATCTCCTGCCTGTTGATTATAGTCTAAACCTGATAAAGATATAGGATAAATGTCTCTAAATCTTATTTCAATATTGTTTGTATTCTTACTTGTTAAAACAAATAATGTTGCGTCTGAATATAGACCACCATCATCTTGTACTGCTTTTTTTACTTGACCTAATTCTTTACTTAATCCAGTATTTGTAGTAGTTGGATATCTATCACTTCCTGCACTTTGTAGATTTCTAAATTGAGAGTAGTCTTTTGGAAAACCAAGACCTGTCATCCAACCGTGTATCTCTCTATAGTTTTCTAAATTTTCATCTACTAAAAAAGATATGTTTAAAGTGTCGTAACTTAATTTATCACCTGGTATTGGAATGTCTTTTAAAGGTGTTGGTTGATCTGTAGACCCTAATGTAATTCCTGGTATATTTGCAGCTGTGCAAAAGTATTCTACTTTAGGCAACTTAATAATACCAAACTTAAATTGAGTAGGACTTGCGTAATCAAGTTTAGTAGGTTGTCTATTATATGAGTTTGTAACTGTCATACTATTATTTATCTAAGGTCTTATCTACTTCTTCCCACTCTTTTTCTTCTACTACCTTGTCACAATCTTTAGGACTAAAAATACAAGCAACAGCAATACTCATAGAACCATCATACACACTTATTTTTTTATTTGTTTGTATCGGTTTGTTTACACAACTTAATGTTAAAAATAAGATACTAAAAAATATTACTTTATTACACATACCACTCTTAATGCTGAAAATTCAATTTGATATTTTCTGTTTTGCTCATTCATCTTTATTATACACTCTTGTTGTGAATTATATTTTTTTATTTCCATATCAGCGAAAGGTCTAAATTCTTTTAAATAAAAATCGTATAACAAAGGTATAAGATATACTACTTCTACCATATGATTATTTATAAAGGCTAAAAAAAAGGGCGACTTTTACATCGCCCTTTTTAATTTGTTTCTCAACAAAATATTACATAATGTTCGTTACTTGAACACGTCTGTAGTATCTGTTT